ACCGGCTCTGATGGCGGCGCTCTCGCCGGCCCATCGCCCCGGCTGCGCGCGGCTCGGCATCGCGCGGCTGAACGCCTTCCGGTTGAACGTCTACGAACCCGTCGCGCTGGCCTATGTCAACGGCGTCCCGGTGACGGGCGGCGCCGCCGGCACGGGGCTCTACATCGAAGGCGCGACCATCGATCAGATCCTGAACGACCAGACCGATACCGCGTCGTTCCGGATGCGCGGCGTCGTGCCGGTCGCCGGCCAGACCATTGCGGTCTACAGCGGCGAGGTCGGCCTGGGCGGGCAGCTGTTCGGGGGGCGGATCCTCGAGACGACGCAACTCTACGAGAGCCGCAAGCAGAACCGTGCGCACGACATCCGCTGCGTGGATCCGACCTGGCTGCTGAACCGCCGGACGGTGCTCGCGTCCTACGTCGGGCAGTCGGCCACGGCGATCGTGCTCGACCTGATCGCGCGGTTCGCCCGCGGCGTCACGACGCGCGCCGTCGGGCTCGGGCTGCCGGTCGTCGACGAGATCACGTTTACGAATGAGTATCTGCCGGTCTGCCTGACGGCGATCTGCGAGCGCATCGGCGGGCACTGGTATCTCGGGTACGACAGCGACCTGCACGTCTTTCTGCAAGAGGGGCCCGACGCCAACGCGATCACCGACGCCGCGCCGCACGGGGCCGCCGGCCTGCAGCTCACCGAGGATCTGTCGCAGGTCGTCACCAAGGTGATCGGCCGCGGCGGCGGCGCGCGCGCGTCGATCGATACGGCGGTCGGCGCCACCGAGCTGCCGGTCGATGAGGACCAGGAGACGTGGTACGCGGCGACCGGCGGCCTGGTCGAGACCGGGACGCAGGTCGTCACCTACAGCGGCGTGCGGGGCCGCGGCGGCGCGGGTGCCCTGGTCGGCACCACCAACAGCCCGGCCGCGCCGAAGCTCTGGCGCGCCGCCTACGGGTCGCTCGGCGTCGGGGCGTATCAGTACGGCGGGACGTTTGTCACCGCGGCCGGCGAATCCCAGGTCGGGCCGATCGCCACGATCCAGGTGACGGGCGCCGGCTATACCGCGCCGGTCGCGCCGACGCGCAGCGAGCGCCTGTCGCAATCCAGTGGCATGGTCCCGGGCGGGACGTACAAGTTTCTCTGGAGCTTTCTCTACATCGGCGGCGGGCGCGTCAATGGCGCCGTGCTGACCCAGGTCGTCAACGGGTACAAGTGGGACGTCTACGTCGGGACGCCGGCCGACACGGGCTCGGTGCTGACGCACTACTTTCCCGAGCTGGCGCCGGCGCAGGGCCCGCTCGGGTTCGTCGAGATCTACCGCACGACCAACGGCGGCAGCGCGTTCTATCTGGACAAGCAGTGGCCGGCCGCCGATTTTGCGCTGCGGGGCGCGGGCTACTGGTTCGTCGATACACCGTGGACCGATGCGCAGCTGGTGACGCAGCCGCCGCTCGCCGCGCCCGGCGGCACGTTTAACGCGGTCTATCTCTCAGACATTCCCGTGGCGGCGGCGTCCCAGGTCACGTCGCGCAAGATCTACCGCACGGCGGTCAACGGATCGCAGCCGAAGCTCCTGACGACGATCGCCAACAATACCGCGACGACCTACATGGACACGGCGGCCGACGCCGCGCTCGGCGCGAATCCGCCGGCCAGCGACACGACGGGACTGACCGACAATCGCCAGGTCCAGGCCGGCGCCACGGAGCTCCCCGTCTCGAGCACGGCCGCCTTCAGTGCCGACGGCGGCGCCGGCTGGGTCCGGGTCGGGACGATCCCGGTGCGCTACACCGGCGTCGGCGCGGGCGTGCTGACCGGCATCCCGGCCACGGGAAACGGCGCGCTGACGGCGCCGGTACGCTACGGGACGCAGGTCATCGTCCAGCCGCGCCTAGTCGGCATCCCGGCGTCGGGCCCTGGCGCGATTGTCGCGGCGATTGCCCGCGGCGACACGGTGACGATCCGGCTCGAAAAGATCGACACGGCCGCGCGCGACGTCATGGCGGCGCGGCTGGGCGGCACGGCCGAGGACGGCGTGATCGAGATCGTCGTCAGTGACAGCCGGTTCGACCTGGTCGAGCTGCAGGATCATCTCGACGCGACCTTGCTCGACCGCAAGGATCCGCACCTGACGCTGACCTTTACCTCGCGCGATCTGACGCTGCAGGTCGGCCGGCTGATTACCGTCAACACGACCGAGCCGCCGATCTCGGGGACATTCCGCATTCACAAGATCGGCCTGAGCGAGATCGCGATCAGCGGCGGGCGCGCGCTGGTGCATCCCCTGAAGCGCGTCGAAGCGAGCAGCAAGATCTACAAGTTTACCGACCTGCTGCGCCGGTTGCGCAGCGTCGAGGCGGGGGTGCGCTGATGGCGCTCGACCGGACTTGGTACAACAGTTTGGTTGATGACGACGGCAGCGGCCTGACCGGGTCCGTCTGGGACAAGGCCGACGTCGACGCGCTCATGGATGCGGTCGACGCGGAGATCGCGCGCATCGACGCGGGCACGCAGGTCGGGTCGACGAACGCCGTGATTATGTCGAGTGGCGGCGGGACGCCGCTGTATGCCGCGCAGACCCTCTGGTATGCGCGGGCTGGCCGTGGGGCGATCGTGAATGCCCGCCTCACGCTCACCAGTAAGGGATCGCTGGCGCCGGGCGCGGTGCAAGTCAGCCTCCCCTTTACGCCAGCTGGTACCTGTGCCCTGCAGATCGGGTTCTACGCCGGCGTCGCCGCCGCGGTCGGAGGCCTGTTTGTGCACGCCGGCGGGACGGGGGGTACGGGGTACGTGTACAAGATCCCGGCTGGCGGGGCCGTGACCCCGGCGTTTCTCAACGTGGCGGACATTACCGACAGTTTCGACATCACCCTCAGTGGGGCGTACGTGACCACGTAGTGATTGGAGATCGCACTATGGCGATTGTGCAAGCCGGCAAACAATTCACCGCGGACGACCTGCAACGGCGGGCGGGCGATCTCGCGGCCACGCTCGGCGGGGTGCTGCAACAGGCGAACAATCTCCGGGTTCAGCTCGAGACCTGGCCGGACGCCGATCTGATCACGCTGGGATTGACGCAAGAGGAAATCAACGCGATCAAGGGGTTCTACGTCGGCGACTTGCCCGGGCTCTATAACGCCTTTGCCGCGTCGGTTTGGGTCAAGCAGCTGCTCGGGACGGGGGGCTGACGAGCGGGAACAGGGCGGGAATGGAACCCGGCAAAACGTGGCAAAAGGCGGCAAAGTCTAACACGCCGCGTGTCAAGGCTGTCGCTGTCGTTTCATCGAAATCAGCCCATTTTCATTGATTTATTGGTATGGACGGCAGGAGGCTCGAACTCCCGACCTCCGCGTTGAGGACGCGGCGGTCTCAGCGTTTGTGCCGCAACCAGCGCAGCTCGAAGGCGACGGCCAGCAGGGCCTGCGCGATCGCGTGGAGGTAGCTCTCGGTGCTGCCGGATTTCTCCGCTGCCGCGAGGCCGGCCTCCGCGCGTCCATGGGGATCGACCCGCCTCTCCACACGGAGGGCATCCAGCTCGGACTGGAGGGCGTCAATCTTGGCCTTGATGTCGTCGCTCATCATGCCCCCCGCCGCTGCGTGCGCGCCCACTCGAGCGCGGAGTTATGGCCGCGCAGCCAGGCGTCGAGCTCGCGCGTGTCGAACAGGTAGAGCCGCCCGCGCCGGCAGCAGGGGAGGCGGTGCTCGACGATCAGGCGCTGCAGCGCTGAGCGCGACCCGAGCCGGAGATAGGCGATCGCTTCCCGGGCAGTGAGGTAGAGACTCGGCGCTGGCAAGGTCATGCACCCTCCGGTCGGGGAAACAACACCGTGAAGAGGCGCTGGATCAAGGCTTGCCGGATCGCGGGCGTATCGGCGATGCGATCGAGGTGATCAAACATCGGGCGAATCTTGCGCATATCGAGCGACTTCGTCTCCTGATTCTCGGCATTTCCGAGAAATCGCCGGACGAGATAGGCCAGGAGCTGCGCCCGTGCCGCCTCGTCGGGCAGCTCGAGCTGTTTCAACAGCTCAGAGAGTTCGACATCGACGAGATAGAGCCGATGCTTCTCGTGATCCTCTTGAGCGAGCTGGTGGCGGGTTGCGGCTGTATAGGCGACGGTCCGGCCATCCGCTCTCGCCATGCGTGGTTTCCCAGGGCCTGCGCCCAAGCGGCCGTCGGCCGTGCGAATCACTGTGTGGCCCTGGGAGACGCGCTTCAGAAAGACGGCGGTGATCCAGCCGTGGATTGCTCGGTCGATAGAGACAACCGTATCTTTAAGTGAAGATGGTTGCGCTGAACCATCTTCACTTGCCCGTCTGGCGACGTATTGCCGTTTCAGGTCTCTAGAGTGCCGATACCAGTCCGTGATGTAGCTACGTTCGTAGGGATCGAGTCGAGGAATGAGGCGAGCCTCAAGCTCTTCGCGCGTCAGCGGCTCGCCGGCATCGTAGAGGATATCCAACGCCTTGAGCGAGGTCCCCAGTGATCCCTCGCTCATCGGTTGCCGTTTTTTCCAAATGCGGGCGACTCGCATCGGCCCAACGGCCGTCGGATTTTCGTCCGACGGCTCGTCATCATGCAGTGGAACAGTCGCGTCGGTCATGGCTTCACGTAATAGGCGAGCACCTGGGTCACGACGACACTCAGCCGCTGCCACAGGTCTTTCGCATCGGCATGGTCGGGAAGGACGACTTCGTCCGGCCGGGCCTCGGCGAGTTCCAGCAGTTTGCGAATCGAGGCGAGGGCCTGCTTGCCACGGGTCGTGCTGGTCGACTTCGCACTATTCGGCGGCGCACCGGCGATCGGGCCCCACTGCTTCAAGGTCTCCTGAATCGTCGCGAGCGCTTCGGCGTCCGAGCGCGTGTTCTCGATCCGGTCCACTAACCCGCTGATGTCCTTGGCGGCGGGCTTGGCCTGGCTGTAGGCTTCGACGGCGGCCCGGAACGGCTCGTCGTGCTGGATGCCGGCCAGCTGCCGGCGGACCTGTTTCGGTACGTCGATCTGCGCGACGCCGGTGCGTTCCGCCGCTTCGCGGTACACCCGATCGAGGCGGACGTTGCGAATGTGGGTCATGGATTTCCCGAGCGCCCGGGCAATCGCCTCGTCCTTGTACCCTTCGCGGAGGTAGGCCTCGGCCGCCACGACGATTTCCTCTTCGGTGAGCCGATAGCCGCCCATCTGGTTGAGCGCGGCGCCGAGCATCTTGGCCTGGCCGAGAATCGTGAATTTCACCTTGTAGGCGGGGAAGGTGCGCCGGTCCAGTTTCATGGCGGCCTTCAGGCGGGTGTTGCCGTCCACGAGGAACCCGTTCTGCGTGACGACGATCGGCGGGAAGATCGCGCCGTGCCGCATATGCGTCACGTACTCATCCACGGCACTGGAGGGGGCGCGGTGCGCTTCCAGTCGAATCTGGACGCCTTCGTTGACCTTCACTTTGGACAGAGGATAGGTGGCATCGAGCTCGTAACTCAGTTGCCAGGATTCCAACAGCTGTTCAATCCGGGTGTCTCGGGCGGTCACCATGTCATCGCCATCCAGATCTAATGCTCCATTCGTCTCGATCTCAATTGAATCCATCTCACAAACACTCCTTCTTGGCACCGGTCATCACGAGCTAAGTAATGTGGTTAGTAATTAACCGAAAAAATCTTACGGCACTAATGCAGGGCGTGTCAACTACACCGGCAGAAATGATCTTTACCGGGAGGAAACGCCTTGGTAGTGATGCTTGGTAGTGGCTGGAAGTAATTGAAATGAGAGGCAGTTACCGCGTAGCGTACTGGGCTCATAACCCAAAGGTCGCGGGTTCAAATCCCGCCCCCGCAACTCCCTTTTCCCAACAAAAACGCGAATTTCGGCCTACTTCCCCTCACGCGCGGGCGGTCGCACCAGGCGCAACCCGTTTGCAGATTTCCGAACAATTCCGCTTGTTTCCGATTCCGTTTTTGAAGGCGGTTGGTAGAGATCGTTGGTAGTCCCGACGGCAGGGACTGCTAGTTTGTCTCCGGATTTTGCGGAACTACCAACCGGACTACCAACCGGACTACCAACCGGCGCGCCCCCGACGCGGACCCCCGTCCGGGTCCGATGCGTCTCGGCGAAGAGCTCCGGATCGAAGCGCCCCTCGAGGGCTTCGCTGGCCGCCCGGCTGCGGGCGAGTTCGCCCGGGGCGTAAAACCGTCGCGTGGTTTCCGGCGACGCATGGCCGCCGAGGAGCTGCACGCCGCCCAGGTCGACGCCGCGCGCGTCGGCGGTCTGCATGGTCTGGTGCCGGAGTTGGTAGGGCCGCACGCCGGCCGGCCAGCCGTTCCGGCGCAGGGTCTTCGCAAAGCTCACCGTGTCGTACGCCCCCCAGGCGTCGGCGGCGGCGAACGCGCGCCAGGCGGCGAGCATTTCGTCGTTCAAGTAGATCGGGCCGCCGTGGGAATTTTTCGCCGGCTCGACATACCAGACCCGGCGCTCGAGATCGATATGCGTCGGCTGCGCCCGCTGCAGCTGGCAGGGGCGTTTGCCCGTCGTCGCCAGGACTAGGAATCGGGCGCGGGTTTTCCCGTCGCGCAGGTGCCCGCGGCGCTCTTGCTCGGCGAGCTGCGCGGCGACAGTAGTGATGATGGAATCGGGCACACCCTGGGGCCGACGCTTCGGCACGGCCGGCCGCGCGATGCGGTCGACAATCGTGCCCTGGTCGGGCGGGCTGACCAGCTTCAGCACCTGCGTGAGCACGTTGAGCCGATGCCGCACCGTCTTCGGACTGAGGCCGGCGAGCGTCCATTCCGTCACGGCGCGTTCGATCGCGTCGCGGGTGATCGCGTGCGGCCCCTGGCGGCCGACCCGCGTGACCCAGGCTTTGAGATGCGACCGTTCGGCGGCGTAGGACGGCCGTCCCTTGCGGAGTCGCAGGTAGCGCACGACCAGCCGCGCGAAGCTCCCGGCGCCGCCAGCCGCGCGCACGAGTGGCGCCGTCGCCATTTTAATCTGCTGCTTCCGCCACTCCGTCAGCGTTGGGATTGGCGTATCCGGGGCAAAGTGTTTTTCACGATTGCGCCCGGCGTCCTTCCAAATGACGGCGAAGCCGTACTGTGTTTTGTAGACGCCGATGCCGATGCGTGTGCGTTTCATTTACTTCCGTTCCTTGGATTCCGATTCCGCCAACAGCGCGGTGATGGCCTGGCGCACGGGCGTCGGAGCCAACCGATAGCGGCGCCCGATGTCGCGCGACTCATCGTCGAGATCGTCGCGCGTGATGTCCTGAATCAGCTGTCGCAGCGACGTCCCGTAGAGCGCCGCATATTTGTCGAAGGTTTTGGGGAGCACGCGGATCCCGTGCTCGATCTTGCCGATGGTGACGCGACTGACATGCACCTTCGATCCCGCGCCGTCTTGCGTCCAGGCGCGTTCTTCTCGTAACGCGCGCATCCGATCGCCCAGGGTCTTCAAGGTTCGTTTACCGAGTGACACCCTGCGATTTTAGAGGGCTGGTTGACCGGTCTACTCCATGTTGCTCCAGTTAACTCCAGCCATATACATAAGCTAACAGATTGCACTTGCACGGTGCAAATCCGTGCGTTATACCGGCGTTTTCGTCCGGTGTCGTCACACGGCGCTCCGGCACGACCACAGGAGAGTCGTCACGATGCCTGACCTCGACGTCGCTCCAGCTGAGACCCCCTCGACCGAGATCGACCGGCGGACGCCGCTCGAGCGCGCGCAAGCCGGCGAGCTGCTCAACGCGCAGGATCTCGCGGCGATCTTCAAGCTGCGGAAAAGCCGATTTCATGAACTGCTCAAGGCGGGTGCCTTCGAGGAGTTCAAAACGAAGCCGGCGATCAGCAACTACTGCTATAGCGGCGTCAAGGTCTGGCGCCATCTCAGTGGCGATCCGGTCTATGAACCGAGCTTCGGACGGAAACGGCGGCCATGATGATCGATGCGATCCATCTCTCGCTGGTGAAGGAGTCGTTATGACGACCGCGCTCGAGGAATCCAAGAAACTGCCCGCCCCGGTCGCCAAACGCGGGATCGACGAGGCGCAGTGGCGCACGCTCTGCAACAGCCTCTATCCCGGCGCGAACCCGCAGAGCGTCCTGCTGCTGATTGATTACTGCCGCGCGCGCGGGCTCGACCCGCTCAAGCGCCCCGCGCACATCGTGCCGATGGAAGTGAAGGACGCCAAGACCGGCACCTATACCTGGCGCGACGTCATCCTGCCCGGCATTTATGAATTGCGCACGACCGCGATGCGCACCAGCAAGTACTGCGGGCATTCGACGCCCGAGTACGGGCCCGCGGTCACCGTCTACGGCGTCACGGCGCCGGAGTGGTGCGCGATCACGTTCTACCGGCTGCACCCGCTCGTCGGCGAACCGGCGATCCCCTTCCCGATCCGCGTCTACTTCCGCGAGGTCTGCGCGACGACGAAAGACAAAAACTCGAAAGACCTGAAAGCGAACGCGCGGTGGGCGCGGGCACCGGTCCAGATGCTCACCAAGTGCGCCGAGGCCGCGGGCCTGCGCGAAGCCTTCCCCGACGAGCTCGGCGGCGAGCAGACCGCCGAGGAACTGGACGGCCAGCGCGCCGCCGACGTCGACGTGACCGATACGCTCACGGTGCAGCCGGCGCCCGACGGGTTCGAGGCCTGGTGGGGCGATCTCCAGGCGACGGCGCAGGAGCACGATCTCGGCAAGCTCGAGGACGCCTACGCGAAGAGCGACCCGGCGCTGCGCCAGTTCGTCGCGCAGTCGGCGGCCTATCGCGCCGGGTGGGAGGCGCTCAAGGCGCAGGCCGCGGCGAGCGATGAACCCGTCGAGGGCGAGGTCGACTGACCTCATGCAAGGGAGAAAACGATGAAGAAATGTTTTTTCTGCGAACGGCCCGCCCTCGATGGGCACCTCACCTGCGGCCGTGTCGAATGCCCAGAAGCCACCGCCCGCGAGATCGAGCGTGGCCGATGGGTAATGGAACGATTGCGCGACTTGAAGGCTGAGGACGCGTGATCATCGTCCCGGTCGCGCAGCGGACCCCGGAGTGGGAGACGGCCCGGCTCGGGCGCCTGACCGGCACCGGCGCCGCCGACATGGTCGCGACGCTCAAGAAAGGCGGCGAGGCCGCGCCGCGGCGCGATCTGCGCCTGCGCCTGGTGTGCGAGCGCCTGACCGGCGTCAGTGCCGAGAACGGCTACGTGAATAAAGACATGCAGCGCGGGATCGACCTCGAACCGATCGCCCGGGCCGCCTACGAAGCCGAGACGGGGCGCCTGGTGCGGCCGGTCGGGTTCGTCGCGCACGACACCCTGCAGGCGGGGTGTTCGCCCGACGGCGAACTCAAGGACTACGAGGGCATCCTCGAAATCAAATGCCCGCGCAGCGCGACGCAGCTCGCCTATTACCGCGCGGCGATGCGCGCCGGCGGGGCCGACGGGGTGCCGCCCGAGTATCTGCCGCAGGTCATCCACAACCTGTGGATCACTGGCGCGGCGTGGTGCGATTTCGTCAGCTACGACCCGCTGCTGCCGGCGCCGCTGCGCCTTTTGCGCGTGCGCGTGCGGCGCAGCGAGATCGATCTGGCGGCCTATGAACTGACCGCCCGGATGTTTCTCACCGAGGTCGAGCGCGAGCTCGCCGACGTCCAGGCGCTGATTGCGCTCGCGACGCGCGAGGAGGTCTGTCAATGAGAATCGGCATTGAATTGAACAACCGCGCCGAGGGCGATGCCATCACCCGGGCCATCGACGATCCAGTGATCAAGACGACGGCGCTGGTGAGTGGCGCGCTGCTCGAGCTCACCCTGGCGCAACGGCGCGCCGTGATCAGTTTCCTGCTGGCGACGATCGCGCGCGACGAGGCGCCGGCGCCGTCGCAGCAACTGCGCCTCTATGACGCGACCGGCACCAGTGGCGAGTAACCGGGGAGATCGGGGGCGTGCTCTACGTGGACGATCGGTTGCCGACGCATCCCAAGATCCTCGCGGCCGGGGCCCGGCTGGCTCACGCGGGCGGCGCCTCGGCGGCGTTGCATCTCTACCTGCTGGGCCTCTCCTATGCCCGAATGAACCTTACCGACGGGTTCATTCCGAAGGGCTTCGTAGTGTCTTGTGGTGTGGTTTCAAAGAGCGGATTCGTCGCGAACGTGCTGTCCGCGCGTGGGATTGGGCTGTGGCGAAAGGTGCGGGGCGGCTACCAGATCCACGACTACCACGATTTCAACCCCAAAGCCGCGGCTGTCAAGGAGAAGCGGGCGAAGGACCGGGTCCGCAAAGCGATCGAACGCGGGGGGCGAAACGGGAATCTGTCCACGATGGACAAGTCTCGGACTCGCGCGCGCGCGGTACCACGTACCACTGTATCCACGCATCCACTGCGGACGTACGACAAGCAACCAGCTTGAAGTAGGTACAACGTGCTGATCCGATCAACCAGCAAAAACCTACCGCCGCTGACGCGTCGGCAGACATATGCGGGAAGAAAACCAATCGCGTATCGGCAGCTCTGCGCCGTCGTCCGATCGGTCCTTGAGCAGGAACCGTCGATCGATGATGCCGAATGGAAGGAACGCACGAAGTGCCGACTGGTTGCGCTCGGGTTCGATTATCCGACGCCGGCAGAACTCGCGGCGGTCCTCTCCGCGGTCGAGCGCGCGCTCGTAAAACGGTGGGGTCTGCGGCCCGTGCCAATGCCACTACGAGAGACGCCGGTACCCGACGCGCGGCCACTCAGCCATGATGAGGCGCGCGCCGCGTTGCAGGATCTTGCAAGGAACGTGGGCACACTCCCGCCGATCAAGCCGATGCCACGAATCAAGCCGCTCACGATCCGAGGGGCCGAACGCCATCGCGCCCTGCAGATCGTGATGCAGGCGATCCGTGCGCAGGTGCAGCGGTGCGAGGAGGCCGAGCGGTGACGACCCGCCCGTGCCCGTCGTGCGGCGTGTCGCTGGTGATCACCTTCGTCGACGCGCTCGACGAGGTCGACAACGGCGACCTGGTGATCTGCGACGGCTGTTTTGAGATTTGCGTGTATACGGTCGCCGGGACGCTACGCCCGTTTAGTCTCGACGACGTGGCGTATTACGACCTGACCGCCGTGGCCCAGGCGGTGCAGCACGCGCGCGAGGCGCATGCCCAGAGGCATTGACCGTGACGCTGCCGATCGTGATTCTGGTCGCCGCGCTGATCGTGCTGATCCTGGCGGCGCTGAGTAACGGGAAACCCGACGACAAGGAGTAGCGCATGGCGCACGACGTTCCGCTGATCGCCCCGAACGAAGAAGACGAAATCGCCCGCACGATGGCCGAGCACCCCGAGATCGACACGCTGGACGAGGAGGCGCGCGGCGAGATCATCCAGATCACGGCGGCGCGCCTCAACGGCGCCCGCGATCGCCCGTGGGGACGGAAGGCGCGCACCGACAATCCGGCCGATCCGCAGCTCAACACCGACGCGATCACTTACAAGCGGCCCGATGGGCTGTTCGAGATCATCGACGTGATCTCGGGCGTCGACGGGTCGGCGACGTGGGGCGAATGCGGCGCCTTTGCCGATGGCGAAAACGGCTACTGGTACGCGGTGCCGGGCGACCAGCAGGGCGGCGGCGGCAGCGGACTCGAGGCGCTGGCGCAACGACTCGAC